AGGCCTGTCCAGATCTTTAACTCGATCAGGAACAGGTCTTCCAAAGAAAAAATGTTTAGAACTGCTATTTTCACCCAGACCAGGGCATCCGGTCTGGCGGGTCAACAGCAAGCGAAAGAAGCGGTTCAGACCTTCCTGGATACAGTAACTGTTCCAAGAAAGTTCGAACCTGACGATTTACTTATTTGGTGTATGGACAGCGTCACTAGCAAACTTGCTGGTGAACTGAACCATGGGCCGCACTCGGAATTCAAAACGTCCATGTCGACCTCTGCATGCAGAGAATCTTCAGGCCGTAACGAAGGAAAGTTCGGTTACCTTAAACAACTTATTAGGGACACCGAGATGACCATCCCTCCTTTGAGAGATGGTATCCCGGGAACCATTGGAAATTTCGTGTGGAATGAAGCAATCTGGAAGATTGAGTCAGGAGACACAACAGTCTTGGACGTTAACGTCGCCGTCGTCCGCGAGAACGCAAAAGCTCGCGTCGTGACTTCGGGTAGTTTCTGGAAAGATGCGGCTCTACAACCGTTCAGCCACATCTCTCTAAACGTCATTAAAAATTTACCAAATCTACGAAGCGGACTCAAGGCAGGTCGCCTTGGGTGGCGTTTCATAGAGAAGATACGAGTAACTTATGAGGATACAACGTACGCATGGATCTTCGATGAAGATGACGTGCGGTTGTATACCACTGATTGGGAAATGGCCACGGACGTGCCTACACCAGAAATGGCGTGGTCACTCACTGGCCAACTACTTAAGAAACTTGGATTCCCAGACAGGACCCTACACGCTGTGAAGAGGTACTGGCTCGGACCCAAAAGATTATTTATAGGTGGAAAACACGTCGGAACCCTGGTTAACGGGGTACCGATGGGCGATCCACTGACAAAGACAAACCTGTCCCTTGCACACCCAGTGTGCGATCTTTATGCAAAGATAGCCTCCTCAGCGAAAGCTGCGGAAGAAGGGAACGGCGATGATGTAGTCGCACCGTGCACAGGTGAACTCTACCCAGTAGAGTACGCCAACTGCGCAGCGATGCTTGGATACAAGGAATCTCCACTCGACAGTGCTGTAACTGAGGACTGGGGAACCTATTGCGAAGAATGGTTTCACCTGCCCGTCTCGCGCGCAAACACGTGTCGGACAGGGATGAAATCTAAAAAACAGATGCTGTTGCCATACTTGGACGTACCAAAAGTACGAATCATGTTGGCGACTACAAAAGATAGGGCTGACTTCTCGTCGGATCCCAGGGGCAAAGTTACGCTCATGGGACACGATCAGGAATATGCTGAAAGAATGGTGGGTCCGGCGTCGGCTATCTTATCGATAGCCTCCGCCTTTCAGGACGTGACACTAGCAACAGTGGATCGGCCTGAACCCTTATTTTTACCTAGACAGCTAGCTGGAGTGGGGAAACCCCCTCCACACTGGTCTGTCGAATCTTGGATGAACATACTGAAGAGGTGTCCCCCCTGGCATAGGGAGTACTACCTCAGTATGATGGATGAATTAAACACTGGGAAATCTGGCATCTCGGGTTACCGAGGTGCCTTAAAGGAAACCAGCCACTTTCGTGGCGAGATGCTCGTTGAGCTCTACGAGATTCCTGAAGATGATCCCATCAAAGAACATGTCCTGATAAGAGCCGACCAATGGTCACTCTTCCCGGGAAATGTGTTATCAAAGCTTGTAACGCTCGGTTACTTGCTCACTGAGAGCAAGATAACTAAGTATTACCTATTTCAAGAGAGGCTCGAACAACTTCAACAAGATACCAAAAGGGATCTTTTTGAGGTCGTTAAAGCCAAAATGGTTGGTACTGAGTACGATGACATCCAAGCGGAAGGAATCGTATCCAAATTTAAAAGCAATTTTCAGAACAATCCACACCTATTAAGGTCGGAGCGTCCTGAGAATTTATATAATTACGAAGCTGTGCAACAGCTAGAGAGGGGAAACCCGCTCTACGTGGACCTAGATCCCGCTATTGCTAAGCGATTTGGACAGCCAGCCCGGCCCCTCACAAAATATGAGGAGGCCGGGGAAGAGCTTTATGAATGGTTTTTGGCGAGTGCGTATTTCATACTGGAAGGTATGGAGTATCAGAACCCGCCCACTGATATATTAGAAGATGACCCCATCATCGTACAGGAGATCCTGAACGGAGGTGCGGACGTCTTCTTCATTGCAACGGATGACATGAAATTGGTCCGATTGGCTGCTAACAAGTCGTTGGCGCCAGTCGGAAGAATCTCAACACTGGACTTCCTATCGGCGATGTTCTTCTATGGAGAAGAACACATTTCGCCGCTAGAAAAAGAATTAACGGACATCATGGGGGCACCGGTCAGAATAGTAGCTGACAGGGGCTCCATTGATTTTAGGATTGAATCCCAACACCAGACCGAGGGCGGAAGCTACAAAGCCGCCGGGATTCCCTGGAGATCAGATGTCAAGAAAGAAAACATGCTCAAGGAACCCCACCATGCTACGCTGGAGGAGGTCCCTCGAAAATCACTAAAAGACCTAGGCTACCCAAGGAAAGGACTTTCCTGGGGTTACCCGGATCTGATAAATTCTGGACGTCGCTGGATGCGGAACCGTTAGGTTCCTCAGCTCCAGTCGACAATTCGAATCGTAAACACTAAGGCCTCACGTCAGCTGAGCAACCAGGGGTAACCCTTGTTGCGCGTCAGGTCATCGGCA